GATGCTTTAGACGCTGTTAACTATGAAAAGTATAAGAATGGTCAGGATTTTAAATTTAACCCTAACATTAATCCAGATCATGCTTTCCATATGTTTAAGTATCCTGAAATACCCAGAAGTGCTTTAGAGATAGTGCAGATGCTACAGATGGAATCAGAATCACTAGTAGGTAAGAAAGCTTTTAGTGAGGGTATATCAGGGGATGCCATTGGTAGCAGTGTCGGTGGTATTAGAAGTGCTTTAGATGCTAGTAATAAAAGAGAGATGGGTATATTAAGGAGACTATCGAAAGGTCTGATAGAAATAGCTAGGATGATTATATCTATGAATGCTGTATGGCTATCAGATGAAGAGATAATTAGACTAACAGACGAAGAGTTTATTACTATACCAAGAAGTAGTTTAGCAGGTAAGTATGATTTAGAGTTATCTATATCTACTCCAGAAGTTGATAATATGCAGTCACAGAAACTAGCATTTATGCTACAGACGTTAGGTAATAAAGTACCATTTAGTTTTACTAAAATATTATTAGCTGATATAGCTAGACTTGATAAGAGGCATAAACTAGCTAAGATGATAGAAGAGTATGAAGAACAACCAGACCCAATGGCACAAAAGATGGCAGAGTTAGAAGTAGCAATGAAGGAAGCACAGGTTAGAAATGAAACAGCTAAAGGTGCAGAGAATGAAGTTGATGTTCAGTTGAAGAGTTGGAAAGCTGAATATGAAAAAGCAAGAGCAAGAAACCTAGAAGCTGACTCTGACATGAAAGACCTAGATTTCGTTAGAAAAGGTCAAGGTATAGAGCATCAAGAACAGATGGATAAAGAGCTTTTAAAGGAAGAAAATAAAGCTAATATAGCAGTACTAAATTCCATGAATGCAAATAACGATAGGAGAACTAATGAGTAACACTACTAAAGAAGAAATGTATGAAGAGCTTAAGGTTACGGAAGAACAGGCTAAAGAAGCTATAGAACTAAGAGAGTGTGTTATTAGACTACACGATAACCCTGATTTCAAGAAACTTATACTAGAAGACTTATTTACTAATGAAGCTAAAAGACTGGTATTTCTTAAAGCAGATAATTCTGTAAGACAGAACGCTGTAGTTCTTAAAGCTATAGAAGATAGAATAACTACAATTGGGGAGCTAAATCAGTATTTCCATAATATTATAGCCAGAGGACATCAGATGGAAAATGCCCTACAGCAGGCTAAAGAAGATATAGAAAACTTTGAGAGTGAGGAATAGTTATGTCAGGATTTTGGAAAGACACAGAAGAGTCAGTAGAAGACGAGACACTTTCTAATGAAGAAGATATTAAAGTGTTAAATATGCCAGATGATGAGTTTGCTTCATATACTCCTGAAACAGATAAGGCTACTGGTGATGAAAGCACTGAGGAGACATTAGAAGAAGAGATAGTAGAAACAGAAGAGGAAACCACCACTACTGAAGAAACTACAGATGAAGAGGTTAATTCTGATGATGAGCCCAACAGTACTCAGGAAGAAGAAAATAAAGAGAATGCAGAAGCAGAAGAAGGTACAGGAGAGAGTTCAGAGAATACAGAGCAAGATACTGAAAGCGAAAATAAAGAGCAAGATGTAGAAGATAATAAAGAACCTGTAAAGTATGATGAGTTTTATAAAGATATCATGAAGCCTTTTAAGGCTAACGGTAAGATGATTACACCAGAGAGTAAAGAAGATGTAATAAGTCTAATGCAGATGGGAGCTAATTATGTAAAAAAGATGGCTACTATTAAACCTGCATTAAAAGTACTATCTTCTCTAGAAAAGAATGGAATAGATGAAGAAGAGCTTAATTTTCTAATAGATATTAAGAATAAGAATCCAGAAGCTATTAAAAAGCTTCTAAAAGATTCAAAATTAGATATGTATGAGTTTGACCCTGAAAAGGATATTGATTATAAACCTTCTAACAATCTGGCTACAGAAGAAGAAGCAATTTTTAATCAAACAGTAAAAGAGATACAGGATTCACCACATTTTGATACTACAAAGAAAATAGTAACTCAAGTGTGGGATAAAGGTAGTAGAGAGAAGCTATTAAAGAATCCTGATCTATTGGTAGGATTGCACCAAGAAATAGAAATGGAAAGGTTTGACAAAGTACAGTCAATTGTAGACAGAGAAAGAACCTTCGGTAGACTACAAGGTATGAGTGATCTAGATGCTTATATGGTTGTAGTTAATAAACTTGTACAGGAAGAGACTAATAGTACACCTGTTAGTAAACCTAAACAAGAACCAGTACAGGTTACCCAAACTGTCACCAAAACTGTAGATAAAAGTAAAGCTAAACCATCTCCTTCTAAAGCAAGTCCATCTAAAGTAAAATATACCGATGAAGACATACTAAATATGTCAGATGAAGACTTTCAAAAATTAGAGCGTAAGAAACTCTATTGATATTAAGGAGAAATAATTATGACTATGCAATATAAAGCAGGAACAGATAGTAGTATTGGTGCTAATATAGTCACTATATACCATTACAAAGAAGCACTAAAAGATTTACCAAGAGAAATGTTTTTTACTCAGCTAGCAGATACAACAACTATGCCAATGCACATGGGCAAGACTATCAAGCTACACCATTACCTACCACTACTGGATGATAGAAACGTGAATGATGAAGGTATTGATGCTACAGGAGCTACTATATCTGATGGTAACTTATATGGTTCTAGTAGAGATATCGGTACTATTCTAGCTAAAATTCCAGCACTTACAGAGAATGGTGGTAAGGTTAACAGAGTAGGTTATACCAGAGTAAATATTGAAGGTACTATCCAGAAGCTGGGCTTCTATTCCGAGTTTACAGATGAGTCAAGAATGTTTGATGATGATGATAAACTTATTACTCATATGACTAGAGAAGCCCTTAGAGGTGCTAATGAGATTGTAGAGGATTTGCTTGCTATTGACCTTATTAATGGTGCTGGTGTTATTATGTATGGTGGTGATGCTACTGATATAGCTGAGGTAACTGGTGCAGATGGTTCTACTGCGTCTGTACTTACCTATGACATGTTGGTTAAACTAAATACAGAGCTAAATAACAACAAGTGTCCTAGAAATACAGAGATTATTACAGGGTCTAGGATGATTGATACCAAAACTATATCTTCTGCTAGATACCTTTATATCTCCCCTGAAGTTAAGCATACAGTACTAAAGATGAAGAACTATCATGATGAGAAAGCTTTTATCCCTGTTCATCACTATGCAGAAGCAGGTAATATTGCTAACGGAGAAGAAGGTTCTGTAGATAACTTTAGAATTATTGTAGTTAATGAAATGCCTATTAGAGAAGGTGCAGGAGCGGCAGAAGGTATTAACGGTGGTTATAGAGCTACAGGCGGTAAATATGATGTACATCCTGTACTATGTGTAGGTAATAAGTCTTTTACAACCATCGGATTCCAGACAGGTGGTAAGTCTGTTAAATTTAAAGTTAAGATGTCTATGCCTGGTTCTACTGAAAGTTATGCTGTAGACCCTTATGGTGAGACAGGATTCTATAGTATTAAATGGTACTATGGTACTATGATACTTAGACCTGAGTGGTTGGTTGTATGTAACGTAGTAGCAGAACTATAATCTAATATAAACTAATAATAGAGGAGCTAGTCCCCTCTATTTACAGGAGGATTTATGCCAGAGCAGAAAAGTTTTGAAGAACTAAAGAAAGAAGCAGATGAACTAGGTGTTAAGTATGCAGGTAATATATCATATGAAGTTCTGTCTGCTAGAATAGCTGATTATAAAAAAGACAATCAGGTAAGCACAGATGGTAATGAAGGTAAAAAAGAGGAAGGTACTGTATACTCTAAGAACCTTAAAGGTGCTGTTAATCCTTCTATATCAGCTAGAAGAAAAGCAGAAAAGCTTATTAGATGTATAATTAGTTGTAAGAACCCTAATAAGAAAGAATACCAAGGAGAGATAATTAGTGTAGGTAATGCAAAGATAGGTTTTATTAAAAAGTATGTATTATTTAATGAACCATATCATATACCTAAGATTATATTTAATACACTAAAGAAGAAAGAATATCAGAGAGTGTATACTAAGAAAGTAGACGGTAAAGAGGTTATTAAAACACATATGGCTAAAGAATATGATATAGAAATTCTACCACCTCTTACAGATAAAGAACTAAAAGACTTAGCACAGAGACAGGTAGCAAAGAATACAATAAACGATTAGTACATCATGAGAGGTATCAAGTATGAGTTTATATGATATAGATATAAAAGAACTAACAGATAGTGTAGTAATTTCTAGTGATAATGAAGTTTCTGGTTCAGGTATATTTGATACCCTCATGGTTACTGTTAGTAAACATATAGAAGCACAGTACAGAGAGGGTAGAATACTAGGTACTGAATATTCTACAGTGTATCTAGGTGCTTTACAGGCTGTATTAGATTTAAGTACAAAGATACTACTTGAGAAGGATTTAATAGCTAAACAAGCAGAAGAAGTAGATAGTAGAATAACTGTTAATAATAAACAGATAGAAAAGTTAACTAGCGATATAGCAAACGATACAGCAAGGACTAATGCAGATGTATCACTAAAGACTAGTCAAAAGGCATTAGCAGATCAGCAGTTACTCACAGAAATACAGACTACAGCACAGGTAACAGCACAAACAGGACTAATAACAGCTCAGACTGAATTAGCTACAGCACAAACTAGTAAAGTAGCAAGCGATGAAGTAATAGCAGAAGAACAATCTGCTAAAGACTTATTACTAAAGGATGCACAGATATCTAAACTGGCTTCAGAAGAAACTAATGATACCCAAAGAACTGCTAACGATACTTCGAGAACTACAGCAGATGTATCTTTAAAAGATAGTCAAAAAACACTAGTAGACCAGCAAAAACTTACAGAAGTACAAAACACATTGTTAGTTACAGAACAGAAAAATAAAATAGTTAGTGATGTTACTATAGCTGAAGCACAATCAGCCAAAGATTTACTAATTAAAGATGGTCAGATAGGTAAGGTGGATTATGAAATATCCAACCTGTTACCAACACAGAAAGACTTTATTGCAGCCCAAACAACCAATGAGGGTAAAAAAGGTAAGCTTATAGACTACCAAAGACATGGGTTTAAGGTTGATGCTACACATAAGAGAGTAAAATCATTATTAGATACTTGGTCTATATATTATTCTATTACCCCTGATGCAGTAAATCTACTAGAAAGTATTAAGAAAACTAGCTTAGATAATACTATAGGTACACTTACCAGTGTTATTAACGAATTTCCTACAGTATAGGGGTTACATATGGGATTTAGTTGGTCAGACTTAGACCCTACCGATCATATTAAAAGAGCTTACCACGATACAACTGACTTTATAGGAGATACAGCTACTGATATATACCATGGAGCAGAAAAAATTGCTAAGGCAGCTCTTGAGGAAAGCTTTAAGTTGCTTGGTATTGAAGATGAGGATATCTTACTAGGAGAAATGTCTTCTCAATTACTTTCTAAAGACGCTAATTTAGCTAAGAATATATACATAACAGAGCTTATAAAAAAGACAGATGGTAAGATTTCTACTAACCAGTTTGTAATGAACATTCTTATGAGTGGTAGACTTGTGTTTGATAAATTCTATAACTATGGAAAGAACACTTTCTATAACGGTTTACCTACATATTATGTAACAGATACTATAGATATGAAAGAGGAAGATAACCCAGATGTTGTAGCAGAAGCTTTAACAGGTATACCTAAAAATAATATAACTATAGATGAAGTAGGTCGTAGACTTATTACTAGAGAAGAATATGAACAATCTTGTTTATTGGTTTACTATAATTATAGCCCTATCACCAATACTGTATATTATAACAATAAAAGATTGTCTGTTACAGACTATACTACAAGTGAAAACCTCACATCAAATATATATGATGATGTAACAGGGGTAACCATAAAAGGTGCAGAATACACTCCTATCCTCTGTAGAGCACATAGGAATGTGAGTACCGTTATAAACCCCTCTGCTATACCAGACAAAGATGAAGTTACGATTACTAAAACATTAACCTATAATTATTATGAGGAAGATATTCTAGTAAAGTCTTATAGTGTTATAGAAGATAAAGAGTTCTCTTTAGTTGATAGTGGTACTGGTACTATAATAGAATATACACAATTAGATGTGTATACAGATACTTTTACTGATATAGAAATTATAAAAAAGTTTCAGCCCATAGAGGAAGGTTCTATAACAGTTTCCATATCTGATACTTATGCCTATGAAAAAGATGGAGTAACTACATACTACAGTAAAGTAACAACAGAAGTAAGTACGAATTATAGAGTAGACAATATAATGGATGATATAATTGTTCCTATATATACAAAAGGTTTTAGTTACATCTCTAGCTCTTACTATTTACAGGGTAATGAACCAACTTTAGGTACTACATCTTACGGTAATTCTGGTGGTACTGTTGAAGTTACTATAAAAGCTTTAGTAGATATAGTAAGAGACTTCGGTACTCTTGGCTATCGTACTTATATAAGTATAGAAAATGTATTTACATACGATGTCGAGTTTACTATTATAAGGTTTCATGAAAACAGCTACCCCTGTAAGGCCTTTATCTTTTGCTATAATATCTGTTATGATGATATAAACGAATCTCGTTCCTTACCTAACATAGAGAATCTGTTATCAACCTATCGTAATTATAAAACTGAGTATACCTTTCCAATAATACCATTAAAGCGTGATAGCATATGGTTAGATAGTTATAATACAGAGTTTAAAAATCAAGTATTAGATTTGATGAAAACTATAAATATTACATCAGATGGATTACTTGAAGAACTGAAATCTAATGCTAATGGAAATAATGTAACAGATATTTTTGTACATTTCGCTATACACCCTGCTGAGATGGGTAATAATGAAACTGTAGGCAAGTACTTATGGCAGTTATTAGAATCTATAGAAGATAAAGTACCACCCTTAACAGGGGATACACAAAGATGTTTAGGATTTACTGTTAAAGACGAAAGATATAATTGTGGTATAGTTTGGGAAGTTATGCCTGTAGGTGTTTTTGATGTTCACCCTGATTATACATATAATGTGGTTATAGACCCAGTTATGTATAATGCTATTATTGTACAGTACTATGACGGTACTTACGTATACAATAAAACTATGAAGAACTGTTCTTTCATTTCCTATATAAAAAGAGATTCTGAAACAGTTGCAAGCAAAAAGGGTGTGACTGACGCAGGTTTTCATATACCCTTAATACAAGAATATATAGAGTTACTAACACCTTATGAGCAGATAGAAATACTGTCTTGTTCTTTATCTCTTAGTTGTTTTGCTTCTGAATGGGTACACTTAGAATACTATGAAACAAAAGCTTTTAGTGGGTTTATTACTTTTGTGTCTTTATCTATTATGATAATGACTTTCGGAGCTTCTTTTAAAGCTAGTGGTGTTATGATAGCTTTAGCTAAAACAGCTACACAAATAGCCATATCTTATGGATTAAAAAGAGCTGTAGAGTACATATATGAACAAACAGATAATGATGTAGTAAGAATACTGGCTACTGCTACTGCAATAGCAGTTACTGTCTATGCTGGTCATGAATTGTTTGACATAGATATAGTATCTTTAACTTCTCTAAAGAGTGCTACAGACATTATACAAGCCAGCATGGAAATAGACTTACAGTATAAAGCAGAACAGTTAGAAAAAGAACAGATAAAGTTTAATGAAAATTATGAAAAAAAGATGGATACATTAGAAGAAATGTACGAATCTTTAGAAACAACTCTAGACCCTTTTAGTATAATGCAAATTAACCATTCCGATACTGATTGGACTCCTAGATTGCTTAGTATAGATTCTTACTATAATATAGCATTAGGTAATATTGATATGGATTATACTGGCAGGTTTTTAACAGATAATAGCAGTTACTATGAGGATAGATTAAAAATAGGAAGTATATAGGAGGAATAAATATGAATAATTATTATAACGGCTTAGCTTTCCCAGAATATAAAACAAGGTCATTAGCCTATGACCCACAAGATACTTTAACTAAGGTTAGTTTCCCTAATTACAACACTAACACAGTTGATACACCTGTATTACCACAAAATAACCCCTCTTTGTTTTCTGGGTTAATTTCACCAACATGGCAAGGTGTTGGTAGTACACTACAAGGTATAGGTGGTCTAGCTAATGCTTATATGGGCTATAAGCAATATGGTTTAGCTAAAGATGCTTTTAAGTTTAACAGAGGTTTAGCTAATAGAAACTTAGCTATACAAGGGCAATTATTAAATCAAGAAATGTATGATAGAAAAGCTAGAGCA